GGGCTAGGGGTTATCCCGTTCACTACAACGAGCGCAACCAAGCAGAAAATCATACAAGACTTACAGTCTGCATTTGAGCATGGGACAATCCGCATTATCAACAATCCGATATTGGTAGGTGAGTTATTGAGTTACGAGAGCAAGCGCAACAATTCTGGATCGTTTTCGTACAGTGCGCCGGAAGGCATGCACGATGATACGGTCATGAGCCTCGCAATCGCGTGGAACGGGTGTTCCGGCGATAATTGGCTGGTTAGCTAGGAGGACTATGGCAAACAAGACATTGTACTTATACACTGACGGGAAAACGATCAAGAATATCGACCTGCCTCAGTACCCGGATTCAGCCTGGAACTTCATCACGGGCGAACCTGAGAAGGCCAACCAGTCCGAGACGTATTATTCGTCCGTTGCGCCTGTGTTCCGAGTTGCGAACCTGTCCGCTGACGCAATCGCCAATATTCCGTTTGCCGTTGTCAAAGGAGAAACAGACTTTGACTCCTCCGAGTCCTGGCAGAACAAGGTCGGTTTCCTCCCCAACCCGAAGGAGTTACTCAGGCTTTGGCGTCTGTCCCTGTTCATGACCAACATGGCTTATGGCTTCATGGAAGGCAACAAGGCGATAAAGAACATGCGCTACCTTGTCCCAACCACCATCAAGCCGGTTGTCAGTAAGGACGCCGGACTGGTAGGCTTCAAGCGGGTGTTAGGCACTGAGGAGCGGAAATACAGCCTTGACGAAAACAGGATATTCTACGTCTGGCGTCTGGATCACACCACCGAGCTTTTGCCTTCCAAGAACACGGAATTTCAGGCACTCATGGCAGCCGCCGGGGTCTTGTTCTATTCCGACTATTACGTGCAGTCCTTCTTCCAGCGGGGAGGCATCAAGCCGACAATGCTTATGGTCAAGGGCGTTCCGAACCCTGCTGAGCGCGAGAAGATAGAGAATATCTGGGACAAGGTTGTACACGGCTGGACGAAGTACCTCGGTAAAGTGTTCAATGCTGACAGTTTAGAGCCTCACGTTATTGGTGAAGGCATTGACAACATCAAGGACTCTACACTCAGGCAGGACAAGGTCGAGGACATAGCAATGGCAGCCGGAATGCCTTTATCGCTGCTCCTGTCAAACTCTGCTAACTACGCCACCGCACAAGTGGAATACGCCGTCTGGTTCAGGGACTCGGTCATGCCCTGGGCAAACTTCATTTCAGGCGAGATGAACCGGCAACTATTCAATCCATTAGGTTTGAGGTTTGAGTTCCGGCCTGAGTTATCCGAACACGGGCAGGAGGAAGAGGTACAGCGTGCGAGTGCATACAAGGCGTATATTGACGCCGGAATGCGGCCGAGCATCGCTGCCCAGGTGGTAGGCATTGACCTGCCTCCCGACATTGAGTTTGACGCGCTGGATGAGAATTACGACAAGCCGGTCGAGGAACCGAAGGAAGAAGAACAGAAGGACGAGGAACCGCAGAAGACCGCAATGACCATTGAGCAGTTGAGGGAATTGGAACTGTGGCAGTCCTTCGCCTTCCGCAAGCTGAAGCAGGGGAAATCCTTAGACTTCCCATTCGTCTGCAAGACCTTGACCGAGGACATAGCCAGCCGGATTCGTGAAGCACTTCCGAATTGCCGGACTGAGCGCGAGATAGAAACCGTGTTCAGTTTATCTCACCAGGAAGCCGGTGACATGAAAGACCTGGCTGTTGCGATCACAAGGGCGGTTGAGGCTTTAGTATGACAGACCTGCAAGACCTGTTACTTACCGCAGTCAAGCGCACTGTCATGGAATATCCGGGCGTGCTGGACAACCTGAGAGGGACGGCGCGCTGGGTCGGTGAGGTGTGGGCGTACAAGGTCAATGCGCCGGATGACGACCAGCGGCGCAAGGACGAGCGGAAACTTACAAGGATTATGGAAGCCTACCTTGCGGGTCAGTTTGAACGGGTCCTGAAAGAGATACAGAAGGATGACCGGGTAAAGTCTATCTATGACATTACCTTTTGGATGCTTGAGGAAGAGGAATTCTGGGAAGAGATAGCAGGCACATTCGTTGGCATACTCCTGAATGCGGTAGAAGGCGGGATTCTGCTACTCACAGGGATGGAAGTCAACCTTGATGCGGTCAACCAGAGAATAATCCATTATGCCAGGACTTACCGTGACACATGGCTGCACAGGATCAATAGCACCACCCGCGAGACTGTGCAAGATGCAGTTACGGAATGGCTGAAGGCTGGGGACAAGTTAGACACCCTGAAAGCGGTGCTGGAAAACACGTTCAGCAAAGTAAGGGCTGAAAGAATAGCTGTTACAGAGGTTACCAGGTTATACGCACAAGGAAACCAAATGGCATGGTGTGAATCCGGCATGGTTGACAAGTTCAAATTCATGACCGCTGAGGACGATAAAGTCTGTCCCATCTGCAACGATTACGGCAAAGGCGACAAGGAATACCCGCTTGAGGACTTGGACGCCATGATACCGGCGCACATAAACTGCCGCTGCTGGGGAAAGCCTGTGGTGAACATAGAACGGGCAGCGGACGACATAGCCAGGATACTGAGGGGCGAATGATAGAGATAAAAGTTGAGGGAATGGACAGGCTTATCCGCAAGTTTGCCGGTTATCCAGGGCGGCTAAAGACCGCAATGGGCAAAGCAATGTGGGCGTCCCTCCTGATACTTTGGGAGAATGTTCCCCCCTACCCTGCCAAACCGCAGGGGTCGAGCTATGACAGGACCGGCACGCTGGGGCGATCCCTCGGTGTCATGGAAGGCGGCGGCAAGGCTGGAAAGCCTACGGTTTACAGCGTGACCGGCTCTGGTACTCAGACCATCGGTAAGTTTGGCACAAATCTAAACTATGCGCAATACGTTATTGACCCGGACAGACAGGCATGGATGCATAAGGGACGCTGGTGGACAATGAAACACATCAAGAATAAGTCTGTCGATAAGATCAAAGCCTTATGGGACGAAATAGTTAAGAAGGCAATTAGGGACTGACACAATCGAACAAGGCTGTCTGCTGGCGGCGGGTGCTGCGGCGGGTAAGACCTGGCGGTTCGTGGTTACGAAGCCGAACAAGCGCATTTGCGTTCTGTTTGGCTTGTTTGTTTGAGGAGGTTTCATGGATGAAAACCTAGTTATTTTTGGGGATGCAGTCAAAGCTCTCGGTGAGGGGAAAGTTGGCGGGTACATCGTCCGCTGGGGAAACCCAAAAGACGTTGACCTGACCGGCGATTACTTCACTCCTGAGACTGACCTGGGCATCGAAGAGGGTGACCGGTTACCCGTTTACTACAATCACGGCTACGACGGCGTGATGAAAAACCGGAAGTTAGGCAAGGGCGGCGTCAAGTTCGATGACGTTGGCGCGTGGTTGGATGCGCAGCTTGAAATGCGAGACGAGTATGAAGAGCAAATCTACAAACTGGCTGAAGCTGGAAAACTGGGCTGGTCCACTGGTGCTGCTGGTCATCTCGTTGAGCGTGTGTCAATCGGCAAATCATGGGAAATCAAATCCTGGCCGATTGCAGAAGCAAGCCTAACCACACAACCTGCGGAATACCGCAATGCTGCCGTCCCTGTCAAGTCGTTATACCCGCCCGATCAACGTCAAGATATTACCACCGAGGAGGTCACTATGACCGAAGAAATCAAAGCCCCTACCATTGACGTAGAGGCCATTGTATCAAGCGCGGTGGAAAAGGCTCTCAAATCCTACGAGGAATCGAAACCGCAAGTAAAAGCCGGTTTTGATGTTGTCGAGGACGAAGCCGACCGCGCCGTCAAAGGCAACCCATTCACCGCCGGAGAATTCTTCCAGGCAGTGAAAACGGCTGCTACTTACCCTGGGCAAGAGGACATGCGCCTCAAACCCCTGAAAGCAACCGGGCTGAACGAAGCCATGCCCTCACAGGGCGGGTATCTCGTCCCTCCGCAGATTGCCGCAGGTATCCAGGAAAACATGTTCGGGGTTGGCAGTCTGTTGTCATTCTTCAACCCGATCCAGGTTGAGGGCAATTCCCTGACCATCAATGCCATTGACGAGACCTCACGCGCTGACGGTTCGCGCATGGGCGGAGTACAGGGCTACTGGATGGCCGAAGCAGGCACCAAGACCGCAAGCAAGCCGAAGTTCCGCCAGATCGAACTGAAGCTGAAGAAATGCGCTGCCTTGTGCTATGCAACCGATGAACTGCTTGAGGACGCCACCGCTTTACAGAGCTGGATCACCAACAGCGTCCCGCAGGAACTCCGGTTCAAAGTCGAGCAGGCCATCGTCAACGGTGACGGAATCGGAAAACCTCTTGGAATGCTCCAGGCTGGTTGTTTGGTGTCCGCAGTCCGCACCGATGCAAGCGAGATCGACGCGCTTGACTTAGCACGTATGTGGTCAGCCCGTTATCCTGGCGTAAGTGATTACGTCTGGCTGGTGAACTCCAGCATTTACCCGCAGCTGTTCAACCTGTCTGTTGGTCAAATGCCCGTTTACCTGCCCGCTGGCGGTTTGTCCGCTTCACCCTACGGCTCAATCTTTGGCCGTCCGGTTGTAGAAACGGAATACAACCCATACCTCGGCACGCTGGGCGACATCATGCTGGTATCACCTTCACAGTATGCAATGATCGCAAAGGGCGGCGTACAGTCCGCGTCCAGCATCCACGTCAATTTCGTGTATGACGAAACCGCTTTCCGGTTCGTCTACCGGGTAGACGGGCAGCCGTTGTGGGCATCCGCGATCACCGCCTATGATGGCACTTCGAGCCTCAGCCCATTTGTAGCCCTGGCTGCATCAACCTAATAGGAGGTAATCATGGGACGTTATGCTGAAAAGCTCCACATTGTACCTGTATTCGTGCCGCAGGCTTCGCCCGCACCGGCTGGCTATGAAG